CGCATTGTTACCCCAGCCACCCAACAAGCAGTAGAGACTCGCCATGCTGAGATCATGGAAGCAATCTTTGGTCAAGGCGATTTCTTTGACATTGAAGACAACATCCAAGATGTCAATGGCAACCCCATAGATGTGGAGATGATTAAGCGTCAACTCACAGAAGACTTCAAGAAAGACAAGATTAGGAAAGCCATTGACCAGATTGAACTGATGGCTGAAATCTATGGCACAGGCATAGGCGAAGTTGTCGTAATGACTGAGACAGAGTATGTCCCTTCAACTCAACCAATCCCTAACCAGATGGGGCAAGCGGCTATTGGAGTGTTGGAGAGAGAAAGAATTTCTGTAAAGATTTCTCCTGTAAACCCAAAGAACTTCTTGTTCGACCCCAATGGCGTTTCGGTTAGCGACTGTATGGGTGTTGCGATTGAGAAGTACGTCTCTATCCATAAAGTTGTTCAAGGCATCGAGGCTGGTATCTATCGCAAGGTAAACATTACCACTACTGGTGACGATTCTGACCTTGAGCCTACCCAAGAGGTTAGCCAGTATCAGGATGAGAAAGTCTTGTTGCTGACCTACTACGGCTTAGTCCCAAGAGAATACCTTGAGAATCTAGAAGAAAACAAAGACATTGTTGACCTTTTCCCAGATAACTCTGAGGCAGAGGAATACTCTGACTTGGTAGAAGCCATTGTGGTGATAGCGAACGATGGTCAACTGCTAAAGGCTGAAGCGAATCCTTATATGATGAAGGATCGTCCTGTCTTGACCTATCAAGATGACACAGTACCAAACAGATTGCTAGGCAGAGGCACAGTAGAAAAAGCGTTCAATATGCAAAAGGCTATTGACGCACAGACTCGTTCACATCTAGATTCCTTGGCGTTGACTACTAGCCCTATGATTGCTATGGACGCTACTCGTTTGCCAAGAGGAATGAAGTTTGAGGTAAAGCCTGGCAAGGCAATCCTCACAAATGGCGCACCTTCTGAGATTCTTTACCCCTTCAAGTTCGGTCAAACTGACCCCAACAACTTGGCTACGGCTAAAGACTTTGAGCGTATGTTGTTACAAGCAACGGGAACATTGGATTCCCAAGGCATGATTAGCAATGTGGCTAGAGATGGTGGTCAAGGCGGTATGTCTATGGCTGTCGCTTCTATCATCAAGAAGTACAAACGCACTTTGGTGAACTTCCAAGAGGATTTCTTGATCCCGTTCATCAAGAAGGCGGCTTTCAGGTTCATGCAGTTTGACCCAGAGCGTTATCCCTCTGTGGATATGAACTTCATACCTACGGCAACGCTTGGCATTATTGCTAGAGAGTACGAGCAACAGCAGTTCATTGGCTTGTTGCAGACTCTGGGGCCGAATACTCCTGTCTTGCCTGTGATTCTGAAAGGCATTTTGGCTAATTCAAGTCTGTCTAACAGGATGGAACTGATTGCAATGTTGGATGAGATGAGTAAACCTGACCCACAAGCCCAACAAATGCAACAAATGCAACAACAATTGGCTATGCAAGCGGCTCAAGCACAGATTGCGGTCAATACTACTCAGGCAGAACAGAATCGTGCAGAGGCAACCAAGTTGTCTGTTGAGGCTCAGTTAATGCCACAAGAAGTGCAAGCCAAGATGAGTGCATCTTTGACTAAGAATCTACCCAATGAGGCTGATGCCAACCAAAGGGAGTTCGATAAGCGAGTCAAGATTGCTGATTTGATGCTCAAAGAGGCTGACATCAAGAATAAGAGCAAGATTGTCGAGTTACAGATGGCTGATAAGTTAAATGCTCAGTCACAAGTTAAGCAAGATTTCCTTACCAAACTTACAGATGGTCTAAAGAATGGCTAATATCAAGGAACTTATCCAAAGCATTGAGTCAACAGACTCATCTTTTGATGAAAAGTTAGAAGCCATCAACAAGATGGAAGAAACCTTGGTGGCTTTGCGCCAGCAAGAGGAAACTGCTGTTCAAGACAATGTAGACCTAATAGTTGAAGCCATCAAAGTGATGGAAAACAAGGTTACAGCACAACTAGAGGTTGCCAAGTCCATTGTTCCTGAAAAGGGCGACAAGGGAGACAAGGGTGATAAGGGTGCAGATGGTCGCCAAGGCATAGATGGCAAGAATGGGTTAGATGGTCGGGATGGAAAAGACGGATTAGACGGTAAAGATGGTGTTTCTGTAAGGGATGCCAAGATTGACTTTGATGGCTCGTTGGTTATTACCTTGTCTACTGGTCAAGAGATCAATGTAGGTGAAGTAGTTGCCCCTGACTTAGCAGAGAAGATCAAAGTCATAAGCACCATGTCCACCAATGGGGCGGTTGCTGTTCTAGACGAAGGCACAAGCATCACAAGTGGCGTTAAGAAGATAAATTTTGTTGGTGCGACTGTTACTGCTACAAATTCTGGTGACGATGTAACTGTCAATGTAAGCGCAGGAACAGGCACAGTTACAAGTGTTGCCGCAACAGTCCCAGCGTTCTTATCTGTTGCTGGTTCACCAATAACTACAAGTGGAACATTGGCAATCACATTGTCTGGTACTGCCTTACCAATAGCAAATGGCGGTACTGGTGCAACAACATTGGCTGGTGCATCTATTGCCACTTACTCAGGTACAGAGACACTAACCAACAAGCGTATTGACCCAAGAGTTACTTCAGCCGCATCTGCATCATCTTTAACGCCAGATATATCGGCTAGTGATGTCTATGCTTTCACAGCATTAGCGGCAGGACTCACCATCAATGCCCCAACAGGAACGCCTCTTGATGGGGATAAGTTGATATTTAGATTGTTGGACAACGGAACAAGTAGAGCGTTGACTTGGAACGCAACATACACAGTTATTGGTGTAACTTTGCCAACAGCAACAACAATTAGCAAAACAACTTATGTAGGTTGTATTTATAACGCCAACAACACACGTTGGGATGTAATTGCAGTAACCACACAGGCTTAATATGGTAAAGATTGACTTCTCTTTTCACTCTCAATACGGCACGTTTGCAGATGCTTTGCATTTACCAGATGACCACGGACTAACCCAAGATGAGATAAATGCCATGCAACAGCAGAGGTTTGATAATTGGGTTGCCATAATAACTGCGCCACCTACTGAAGAAACTCCATCTGAGGAAGCGTAATGGCTGACAGATATTGGATTCTTGGCACAGGGACGTGGGATTCAACTAGCACAACTAATTGGTCTGCAACTTCTGGTGGAACAGGTGGTGCGTCTGTCCCAACTGCATCAGATAACGTATTCTTTGATGCAAACTCAAACGTAGGGATTGGTGCATTTACCTGCACTATGGCGAATACGCCAAGGGTCTGTAATGACTTTACAGCGTCAGGTCTTGATGGAACGATGACGCTTGCTGGTACAAACATTGGATTGACAGTATCAGGCAGTCTTACATTTCAAGCCACAAACTTTACTCGAACGTATACAGGTACAACTACATTTAACGCTACAACAACAGGAAAAACTGTAACGACCAATGGCGTTGCTTTTGGTGGGGGTGTTGATTTTAATGGCGTTGGTGGAGGATGGACGCTTGGAAGCGCTTTAACAGCGACGCCGCAAACAATCACAATAACAAATGGAACTTTTGATACGTCATCATCAGGAAATTATGCAATAACTGCCGCCGCTTTTACTTCAAATGTTGCATCCGTAAGAACAATAAATTTAAATGCTTCTACTGTTACGTTAAGTAATGCCGCTACTGCTTGGAATATGGCAACTATCACTAATGCAACACTTAATGCTGGAACATCAACAATAAATTGTTCTAGCACAACGGCAATATTTGCTGGTGGTGGGTTAACTTATCGCAACGTAGCGTTTACATCTACGGCTCTTTCCTCAGCATCAATAACAGGCGCAAACACATTTAATAATCTATCTATAACTGGTAGAACTACTGTTGGTATTGGCGTATTAAGTCTTAGCGCAGACCAAACAATTAACGGAACATTTACAGTTAGTGGGGGTACTGCTTCTGCATATCGCATACAGATTTCTTCTAGCGCATTCCCCACTACACGCACATTAACCTGTGCGGCAGTATCTTTAACTGATGTTGATTTTAGAGATATAACTATTGCAGGGGCGGCATCCCCTGCCTCTGGAACACGGCTTGGGGACGCAAAAGGCAATACTGGCATTACTTTCCCTGCGGCTAAGACTGTTTTTTATCGTCAGACTGGTTCTGCTAACTGGGGCGCAACAGGTTCTGGTTCTTGGTCTGCTACATCAGGCGGTGCATTAGACGCAACTCAGTTTCCATTAGCACAAGATACTGCTGTATTCCCTGCGGCTACCTACCCTGCATCAGGTTCAACAACAACTGTTAATGCCAACTACAACATTGGCACAATAGATATGTCATTGAGAACGTCAAATACTATGACGTTGGCAACAAGTTCAAATTTCCCATTAATTTGTGGAAACTGGATAAATGGTACTGGTATTACTATTTCTGGTACTGCAACAATTACGTTTATTGGGCGTACAACACAGACAATCACAAGTTCTGCAAAAACTTTTACGCAAAACATTGGTATTAATACCCCAAGTGGTTCTGTTACTTTACAAGATGCGCTGTTAATAACAGGCATAGCAACAACATTAACCAATGGCACATTAGATTTAAATGGCTTTACATTAACTGTTGGCACAAGGTTTACAACTGCAACAGGAACAAAGAATTTAACTTTTAATGGTGGTACTTTAGTCTGCCCAGACCCAAATACAACGGCATTTAACAACGCTGTTCCCACAGGATTTACCACCACAGCAGGGACAGGCACAGGCGTAATTTCCATGACTGGCGCAACTGCCAAGACGTTTGTTGGTGGTGGCTCTACGTTTAACTGCACAATTAACCAAGGTGGTGCTGGCGCTTTGACCATTACAGGGTCAAACACATTTAGCAACATCACCAATACTTACAAAGTTACTGGCGCAACATCTATTTTGTTTACTGCTGGCACGACAAGTACGTTTACCGATTGGAATGCTAGTGGAGAATCTACAAGACTTTTAACCATTGGTTCGGTAACTGCCGCAAGCCACACGCTGTCCAAGGCAAGTGGTACTGTAAGCGCAGACTTTCTGTCTATCAGTAGGTCTACGGCTACGGGTGGGGCAGGATGGTACGCAGGGGCTAACTCCACAGATGGGGGTAATAACTCAGGGTGGATATTTACTGCACCTCCTGCGCCTAGCGGCTCAAATAGCAATTTTCTAATGTTTTTCCAATGACTATTGATGAGCAACAAGCAGAAATCTTCATGGCATATGCCAAGAAAAGACTAAAAGATAACCTAAATAGGATTGAATCCATGACCCCTGACCTGCAAAAGTACTATGAAGCCCGCTTTGACACTATGGCAACAGAGGGGTGGAAAGACTTAATGGAAGATATTGACACAATGATAAATTCGTTGAACAATATCAGTACAATCCCTGATGAAGCGTCTTTACACTTCAAAAAGGGTGAATTGTCAATACTAACTTGGCTGAGAACCTTGAAAGAGGTCAGCGAAAGAGCGTATGAGGAACTGAATGAAAAGACTATTTGATTTTGCCTGT